GACAGTACGGGGACCGTTGGCCGACTGATAAAGACCACCATTTTCACCTCGTCCGGAACATTCACCCCACAGGCGACTACGAAGAAAATACGCGTGCGTGGCGTCGGTACAGGTGGCAACGGTGCCGGGAGTCCGGCAACCAGCGCTAACACCTGTGCAGCCTGCGGCGGCGGTGCGGGTGCCGGTTATGCGGAAGCCTGGTTCAGCACCTTCCCGGCCAGCATTCCGGTAACAATCGGCGCTCCCGGTGCCCTGACTTATGGCACCGGCAACCAGGGCGGAACGTGCTCATTTGGAAGCCTGGTCACCATCCCCGGCGGGCTTGGCGGAGCAGTGGCAACCAACAGCACTACAGCGGCTTTTTCCGAGGCATCAGGCGGTGGCCGTACCTCGCCCACGCTTTTGGGGCAGGACTCAGGCATTGTCACTCCGGGACAGATTGGCGAATTCGGTAAAGTCTATTCCGGCTACTCATCCAGCGGGCGCGGCGGGCATTCTCTGCTCGGTTCTGGCGGTCCTATTGCCGTGGCCGGGTCAGGCTCTGCCGCATCGGGTAACGGCGGAAGCGGTAGCGGCGCTGGCGGCGGTGGCGCGGCATTATCCTACAGCGCGGCGGCTGTCCTTGGCGGCCTGGCATCGACAGGGGTATTTATTATTGAGGAGTTTGCATAATGGATGAACAAACCTACACCTATGCAGTCATTGATGATGCAACAAAATCAGTGGTTAACCGGGTCAGCTGGGACGGTGTCAGCGAATGGTCGCCGGGGACGGGTCTCACCGCTGTTCGTGTCGATGATCCGGCAGAAGCCGGGATTGGCGATATTTACCGGGACGGTATTTTCATCCCGGCAGACGCAGTAACATCAGCAGAATAGAAAACCCGAAACCGGGGGCGCATACCGCCCCGCCATTCCCGTGATACGTCTCTGGCCGCTGTCGGTTGTGCCATCCCCCACACAACACCAGGTAAGTGCGTCAGACCCGCGAAGCGCCGACCATAACGGAACCCCTTAACCGGAGATTCGTTTTATGGCTCAGGATTACCACCACGGCGTGCGCGTTGAGGAAATCAACGAAGGCACCCGAACCATTACCACCGTCAGCACGGCGATTGTGGGACTGGTCTGCACCGGCGATGACGCCGACGCGGCCACGTTCCCCCTTAACCGTCCGGTGCTGTTAACTGATGTGCTGACCGCCAGCGGCAAAGCCGGGGAATCTGGCACGCTGGCCCGTTCGCTGGATGCGATCGGCGACCAGTCAAAACCCGTCACCGTTGTTGTGCGCGTTCCCCAGGGTGAAACCGAAGCGGAAACCACCTCCAACATCATCGGCGGCGTGGTCAACGGCCAGCGCACCGGCATGAAAGCGCTGCTGGCCGCACAATCTGTCTGTGGCGTCAAACCGCGCATTCTCGGCGTGCCGGGACATGATACGCAGGCTGTTGCCACAGAACTGCTGAGCGTGGCGCAGAGCCTGCGCGCCTTTTCCTACCTGTCGGCCTACGGCTGCGAAACCGTGGAAGAGGCCATCGCCTACCGTGCCAATTTCAGCCAGCGCGAAGGGATGCTTATCTGGCCGGACTTTATCAGCTTTGACACCGTACTGAACGCAGACGCGGCAGCTTACGCCACCGCCCGCGCGCTCGGCCTGCGCGCCAAAATCGACGAACAGACAGGCTGGCATAAGTCGCTCTCTAACGTCGGCGTGAACGGCGTCTCCGGCATTTCAAAAGATGTGTTCTGGGATTTACAGGACCCGGCCACCGATTCGGGGCTGCTGAACCAGAACGACATCACCACGCTTATCCGCAAGGACGGCTACCGCTTCTGGGGTTCGCGCTGCCTGAGTGATGATCCGCTGTTTGCGTTTGAGAACTACACCCGCACCGCGCAGGTGCTGATGGACACGATGGCCGAAGCGCAGATGTGGTCAGTGGATGGCACGCTGAACCCGTCGCTGGCCCGCGACATCATCGAAAGCATCCGCGCGAAGCTGCGCAGCCTGGTGACTCAGGGCTATCTCATCGGCGCGGACTGCTGGCTGGATGAGAGCGTGAACGACAAGGACACGCTGAAGGCCGGGAAGCTGCTGATCGATTACGACTACACGCCGGTGCCGCCGCTGGAAAACCTGCTGCTACGCCAGCGCATCACTGACCAGTACCTGGTGAATTTCGCCAGCCGCGTCAGCGCATAAGGAGACAGAGCAATGGCATTACCCCGCAAACTCAAACACCTGAACCTGTTCAATGCCGGTAACAACTGGCAGGGGCTGGTCGAATCCCTGACGCTGCCGAAAGTCACCCGCAAGTTTGAAAAGTATCGCGGTGGCGGCATGGCCGGTGCGGTGGATATCGATATGGGGCTGGATGACGGCGCGCTGGATACGGAATTCACCATCGGCGGCACCGAGTCCCTGCTGTTCAAACAGCTGGGCACGGCCACCGTGGACGGCATTCAGCTGCGCTTTACCGGCTCTATCCAGCGAGATGACACCGCCGAAATTCAGGCGGTGGAACTGGTGGTGCGTGGACGTCACAAGGAGCTGGATTCCGGCGAGTGGAAGACCGGCGAATCCAGCACCACCAAGGTGTCCGGCACCAACAGTTACGCGAAGCTGACCATCAACGGCGAAGTGCTCTATGAGATTGATCTCGTGAACATGATCCACATCGTGGACGGCACCGACCTGATGGAAGAACACCGTAACGCGCTTGGCCTCTGATAACCCCGGCAGGGGAACCCCTGCCGCTCTTAACCTTTTTAGCGGACAAAATCATGACTGACAAAATCACCGAAAAAACCGTCGAGCTGGATACGCCGATTCAGCGCGGCAAGGAAATCATCACTCAGGTGCTGCTGCGCAAGCCGCAGTCCGGTTCCCTGCGCGGCACCCGCCTTCAGGCGCTGATGGACATGGATGTGAACGCCATGATGGTGGTGCTGCCGCGCATCAGCGTACCGGCACTGCAACCGCATGAAATTGTGGAAATGGACCCGGCGGACCTGCTTTCCCTGTCGGTGGAGGTGGTCACTTTTTTGTTGCCGAAGTCGGCGCTGTCGGCTTTCCCGACGGCCTGACGGTAGACGATTTAGTGGCGGACATCGCCACGGTGTTTCACTGGCCGCCTTCCGTTACGGACGATATGCCACTGCCCGAAGTGCTGGAGTGGCGGCACAGGGCAATTCTTCGCAGCGGAGCCGGTGACGATGAGTGACAAAAACCTGCGTATGCAGGTGGTATTAAGCGCGGTGGATAAAATCACCCGCCCCTTTCGTAACGCGCGCGACGGCTCCAAAGAGCTGTCCGCCGCCCTGAAGGCCAGCAAAGACAGCCTTAAATCCCTCAACGAGCAGGCAGGCCGCATTGACGGCTTTCGTAAAACCCGCTCCCAGCTTGCCATCACGGAAAAGAATCTGGCAACGGCCCGGCAGGAAGCTGCCGAGCTGGCAACACAGTTTGCCGCAACGAACCGGCCCACGGCACAACAGGCCAGAGTGCTGGAGCAGGCAAAGAACCGCGCCAGTGAGTTACAGCAGACCTTTAACGGGCTGCGCCTGTCCGTACAGCGTCAGCGCGAGGCGCTGAACGCCGCCGGGATCGATACAAAGCAGCTGAGTGCCGCACAACGTCGTCTCAAGACGGATGCACAGGCAACCAGCGGAGCCATTGAACGCCAGCAGGGAGAGCTGCGTAAGCTGGGCGAACGCCAGCAGAAGCTGGCCGCCATCCGGGCACGCCATGAAAAAACTACCGCGATGCGTAACAGCCTGGCCGGTAACGGTGCGGGCATGGTGGCAACCGGCGTCACCACCGGCATGACCATGCTGGCCCCGGTGCGGGCTTATGCCGAGTCGGAAGACGCCGCCACGCAGCTGGCCGCCTCACTGATGGGACCGGGGGCAAAGGTCGCGCCGGAGTTTGAGAAAATCAACCGGCTGGCCGTCAGCCTGGGCGACAAGCTGCCCGGCACCACGGCGGACTTTCAGAACATGATGACCATGCTGCGCCGACAGGGCATGAGCGCGCAGGTGATTTTAGGCGGGCTGGGTGAGGCAACCGCGTATCTCGGCGTGCAGCTGAAAATGGCCCCCACGGATGCGGCAGAGTTTGCGGCGAAGTTGCAGGATGCGACGCAGACCAGTGAAAAGGACATGATGGCGCTGACTGACATCATTCAGAAGGGATTTTATGCGGGCGTTGATTCGGAAAACATGCTCCAGGGTTACGCCAAAATCGGCAGCGCGATGGACATCATCAAGATGAAGGGACTGGAGGCGGCGAAGACCTTCGCGCCGTTACTAGTGATGGCGGACCAGTCGAGCATGGCCGGTGAGGCGACAGGCAACGCCTACCGCAAAGTTTTTCAGGGCATGATGGACGCGAATAAAGTCGCGAAGACCAATGCGGCCCTGAAAGGGACGGGGGTGAAATTCGATTTCACCAACGGCAAGGGGGAGTTTGGCGGCATCGATAAGATGTACGGACAGCTGGCGCAACTGCAAAAACTCAGCACGCAGCAGCGTCTCACCACGCTGAAAACGATGTTTGGCGACGATGCGGAGACGTTGCAGGTGCTGAACATCATGATAACCAAAGGCGTGGATGGCTATCGGGAAACCGCCGCAAAGCTGGAGAATCAGGCATCACTGCGCGAGCGCGTGGACGCCTCGCTTAATACCCTGGGTAACAAGTGGGAAGCCGCCACCGGTTCGTTTACCAACTCAATGGCCGCCATCGGGGAAACCGTTGCACCTGCGCTGAAACAACTGGCGGACTGGCTGGGTAATCTTGCCGGTGCATTGGGCGAGTTCGTTAAACAACACCCGCAGCTGACGGCGGGGCTGTTCAAGCTGGCTGCCGGGTTTGCCATTGCCGCTACGGCGGTGGGGGCGCTGTCGCTGGCTGCGGCGGCAATCCTCGGCCCGATGGCGATGCTGCGTCTCAGCTGCGGCGTGCTGGGTATCAAAGCTGTCAGCGCGTTCAGTCTTATCCGGGGCGCAATGGGTATTGTCGGGAATGGCGTGCTGTGGCTGGGGCGGCTGATGATGGCAAACCCGATTCTGGCCGTTATCGGGCTGATTGCCGCCGGTGCGCTGTATATCTGGCAGCACTGGGACACGCTGGGGCCAAAATTCCTCGCACTGTGGGAAGGCATTAAAAACTTTACTGCGGCGGCGTGGGAAGGAATTAAAGGGGCAGTTTCGGGGGCGTGGGAGTTTATAAAGTCAGTCTTTATGAACTACACCCTGCCGGGCCTGATTTATAAAAACTGGGATGCTATTCGCGCAGGCATCGCCGGGGCGTGGGACAGCATCAAAGCGGCAATCGCCGGTAAATGGGAAGAGATTGTCGATACTGCTAAGGCGTTGCCGGAACGCTTTCAGGAGGCCGGTTCACAGATGATAGATGGCCTGCTGGCAGGTATCAGTCAGAAGTGGGAGGCGCTGAAAAGTAAGCTGTCTTCCCTCACCGACTACCTGCCGGACTTTCTGAAGCCGGGCGGGGATAAAACCGCCGTGCCGGTTGTGCCAGGCCGCAGCGAGAAATCTGCCACCGGCTTTGCCGGGCTGTATGACAGCGGCGGATTTATCCCGTCCGGGCAGTTCGGCATCGTGGGCGAGAACGGGCCGGAAATTGTGAACGGTCCGGCCAGCATCACCAGCCGCCGCCGCACCGCTTCGCTGGCCGCCTCTGCCGCGCTGGCAATGGGCGTTGCCGCCACGCCAGCCGCCGCACGCCCGGTGCACCCGATGGCCCTGCCCGCGAAAGCGCAGACCGCAGCGGCAGGCGCGGTCGGTGCCGGGCAGTCCGGGCCGCCGATCATCATGCAGGGTAAATACGATATTCACGTTGTGCAGCAGCCGGGGCAGAGCACGGGCGACCTGCTGGATGAGCTGATGCGCAGGCTGGAAGAAAAAGAGCGCCACGCACAGGCACGGGCGCGCAGTTCCTACAGTGACCGGGGAGGGTTTGATTCATGATGATGACGCTGGGTTTATTCGTTTTTATGCTGAAGACGGTCCCTTACCAGCAGCTGCAACTCCAGCGCAGCTGGCGGTTTCCGACCAACAACCGGGTTGGCTTTCGCCCCTCGGTGCAGTTCCTCGGACCGGATAACGACACCGTGACGCTGTCCGGCGTGCTGCTGCCGGAAATCACCGGCGGGCGGCTGTCACTGTTTGCGCTGGAGCAGATAGCCGAGCTGGGGCGTGCGTGGCCGCTGATTGAGGGCAGCGGAACGATTTACGGCATGTTCGTGATTGAGAGTCTGAGCCAGACCAAAGCGGAGTTTTTCAGTAACGGCGTCTGCCGCCGTATTGAGTTCACGCTCACGCTGAAGCGCACCGATGAATCGCTGGGCGAGATGTTCGGCAGCCTCAGCGACCAGCTGACGGCAATCAAAAGCGCGGCCACCAGTGCCGCCGGGAAATTAACCTCTGCCGTGGGTGGGCTGCTGTCATGACCGGTGCTGAATGGGTAACAGGGGCAGCGAACGCGCCCGCGTTCCGGCTGACGCTGGAAGGAGCTGACATCACGCAGAAGATTGAGAAGCGGCTTATGAGCCTCACGCTCACGGATAACCGGGGCTTTGAAGCGGACCAGCTCGATATTGAGCTGGACGACGCCGACGGCCAGTTACAGCTGCCGCGCCGGGGCGTGGTGCTCACGCTTGCGCTGGGCTGGCAGGGGCAGCTGCTGACACCAAAGGGAAGTTACACAGTTGACGAAATCGAGCACACCGGCAGCCCTGACCGGCTTGTACTCCGTGCCCGCAGCGCGGATTTTCGTGAAACCCTGAACACCCGGCGGGAAAAGTCATGGCATGACACCACCGTGGGCGACATGGTGAAAGAGATTGCGGGCAGATACAAGCTGGAGATGGCGCTGGGTGATGATGTGGCAAAGATGGCAATTGAACATTTGGACCAGACCAACGAATCTGACGCCAGCTTTCTGATGCGGCTGGCCCGGCAGTGTGGCGCGATTGCCTGCATCAAAAACGGCAACCTGCTGTTTATCCGTCAGGGCCAGGGCAAAACGGCCAGCGGTAAAGTGCTGCCGGTGATGACGTTGCAGCGCAAAGACGGCGACAGCCACCGCTTTACCCTGGCTGACCGTGACGCCTACACCGGCGTGATTGCCAGCTGGCTGCATACCCGCGAACCGGAAAAGAAAGAAGTCACAAAGGTGAAGCGTCGCCGCAAAATCAGCACGGCAACGAAGAAGGAGTCGGAAGCTAAACAGGGCGACTACCTGATCGGGACGGATGAAAACGTGCTGGTACTGAGCCGGACCTATGCCACCAGGGCAAATGCCGAACGTGCCGCCACAATGCAGTGGGAGCGTCTGCAACGTGGTGTGGCGACGTTTTCCATTCAGCTGGCGCGAGGGCGGGCCGATCTCTATACGGAAATGCCGGTAAAGGTAAGCGGGTTTAAACAGCAGATTGATGGCGGGGAATGGATTATCACCACGCTGACGCACAGCCTGAGTGACAGCGGATTTACGACCAGTCTGGAACTGGAAGTGAAAATCGACAACGAAAGCATGCAATAG